GCTTGTTTCGTCGTCATCAACACCGTACTCGTGGTCCACGATGTTGTAGTTATAGGTAGCGGCTTGAGGATACGCACGAATACCTGAATCACTCCATGCAGTCCTAGCCATCGTACCGTAGTACCAAATATCTTCAGCGTAGTTGTACACAACATACCGATTAATGGTTGTTGAATCCTCCGAGCAATAGAACCACCAAACCTCATTGAAACCTTCATTGGTGCCAGCAAAGATCTGGAAGTTTTGATATTTGTTAATGTCGTTAAAGATGTACCTACGCAAATCACAACGCAAGGTTTTTACAACTCCATCGTACACATAAAACTTATCCACACCCATCCAGTACGTTTTGCTGGAAGCTATTGCTGTGGCGTTAGGACCAACGATTGAAGTATTGTCTGCAAGAATCTGAGACCCCCATACCAGCGGAGGACCGAGGTACTGCAAAGAAAAGAGCGCAGAATCAGTCCACACCAAAACTTCTTGGCGAGTTTGTTGCACTGCAATAATCTGTGAACCGTGAGATAAACGCAGACTACCTGCTTGGTTAACTGCTGAAGGCACCCAATCCACTAACGATTCTTGATTACTCCAACGGATTAGCATGGGGTCAGTCGTTACACTTCCATAATCATTAGTACCAAACAAAAGTAAAAAGCGTGAAGCATCGGACACTAATAAGTTGTATTGCACAAGAGGTACATCAACTAACGTGCTTATAGATTGGACCCCGGACTGCGAGCCTGTTGTGGTGATTGCTGAACCTGTTATCGTAGCAGCAAGGTTTGCTGTAACCCCATCAACATTAATTAAGTAGTACGTCGTGCCAGCCGTTAACCCCGTGGGTAGCGCACCTGTTGTTGCAAGTTTGATTGCTGTACCTTCTGCAAGTACATTGGATAGCGTAATCACACATGGCGCAGCGATTGTAAGTGTTACTGTCCCACCGAGGCTATTGAGTGCAACACCTCTTGTGGATAAGCCGTTGGTAGCGTCCCAGTAGTAAATGCCTGCTGTTCTTGGGCCAAAGACAAGATCCTCGCCCCAGTTGTTAGCGTTCCATACCCGCAGTGGATCAGTAACTTGAGGCGTAACACCCCACGACCCACTACCCCAAGCACCTGCGCCCCATCCTACAAGAGGTACTTGAGCAACGCCAGGACCAACATTAACTTGAAACGCACCGACTGCACTACCCCCACCACTACCTACATCAGAAGCGTTTGATGTAACCGGAGCACCTGTACCGGGATCTTTGGCAGTAATTGTGAAGGTGTTAACAGTAGGTACTGTTGCAATTTGATACTGCTGATTTAGCACGGCTGCTGTGATGTTTCCACCAAGGCTTACCGCACCGGAAAAGGTTACGAAGTCCCCAACAATAGCGCCGTGATTAGCAGATGTAACCGTGATGGTGGATGAAAAAGGAGATACCGTAACCGCTGCAAAAGTAACTGATTGGGTAAGTCTGATAGGGGTGATGTCTGAATACGCACCGCCCTGCTCGATGTAATACTTGAGGTTGGTTCCAACACCTAAAAGATTGGCGTTACCAAGCGTTACCCAATTCCATAAGGATCGGCAAATACCAAGAAAAACTGCCTGAGAAATCTTGCGCCATCCACCGATCTTTTCAGGTGTGCCTTGACGAAAACGGACCTTGTCGCTAACATACCATCCGTTCTCATTTGTATAACGAGTGTTCTCTTTGTTGACCCCAGGCTTTAGAAGAATCTTTTTGAGTGGCATTACGCACCCCGTAGGTACAGTGCTTTTTCAGCTTTGCGGCGACGCACCAATCCTGGTAATTCTTTGCCTCCGCCCTTAGTCCACATCATAAACGCTTCTGCCGCACCTTCATAGTCGCCACGGTTGTTCTTCATCCTTATCGTAGACCGCTGGTAATTACCGACTCCGCAGTTGAACGCAAAACAGACCACAGCGTCAAAGCGTGACTGACTGCCAGCAAGATTAGGAGACATTCGCAGAACACCGCGTTCAAAACTGACGAGATCATCCTCAAAAAGGCGATCAACCTCCTCCTGCGTCCAAGCACGATTATCTTTGGCTGCGAGCGGGTACTCCTTGCGAATAATGCCGGTATAACCATCTTTCCTCACTACCGGTAATTTGATCTGATCTTGGTACAGCACATGGCCGTATCCTATGGTCCACAGGTGAGCAGGGCAAAGATAAGGCCTGAGCTTGCGTCCCTCAAACTGGTGCATCAACTCAATACCGGCTTGCCCTGTCTTCACTTTTTGTTCCAGCTTCTAGAACCAAACCAAAACCCTATGATGCCGCCAAGCATCGCCATCTCATCATCACTAAAGATAATCTCAGCAACCTTGATTAAATCCTCCATAGATTGCACAAGATGCGGGTGATGCCAAACGTAATAAGCAAGTACCGCATTAACAGCAATCAGTTCAAGGATTAGCAAATAAGTAACGTTAGGTCTTACGGTGCCGATGTAATTAACAACCCACCGAGAACTTTTCTCCATCACCATCTTGTCATGATCTAGCGCAGCGACTGTCATTTGAGCATCAGTCTGCATGGCAATCTGATCAGTGCGGATCTCTTCCACCCGCTGTTGGGCTATAAAACCTTCCTTGGCTAAGGCCAGTTCGCGCTCCGATTGCATCCTTGCTAACTCAAGCTCATGGGCTTGATCAGCTTTATTCTGGAAATAATCAAGGAGTTTCGGGAGGCCTGAGATCAGCAAACCGCCAAGCGTTGATAACAGTGAAAGCATGATTACCCCTTAGCGGTTACAACATCTTGGCCCTTCTTAACTGTTACCTTGGTGCCTTCTACATCCACTTGCATGGGCTGCTCGGCGCGGTCTAGTTTGTCAAGACGATGGATAAGATCCTTGATAACTTCAAACTCTGGCTTTTCTTGCTTCGGTGCTGTACCAGCAATACCGTTGAGCATTTGAATCAAGGCGGTAAGCGAAGCGCCTAGAAGCCCCATGACCGCAGCGATCTTCTCGCCCTCTAAGAACAGAGATGCGCCGACACCCACGAGTACGATGAGGAAGATGTAAAGAAGCCCGTCCTCGCCAATCGCTTTACCAGCAACTTCCTTGGCAGAGTCTTGGGCCTTTAGTTCCTCTAGCTTGATCTTAGCTTGCGCTTTGAGAACCGCTAGTTCGTGGGTTTTATCGTCCATGCTGCGGATCAGCCTTGGGTTCCTCTGGCTGTAACTGCGCTACAGCCTGGGATTTGATCTTCTCAAACAACGGTGCTATTTGCTTATAGGGCAGATTCCCTAGCGCATCTAATACCGTGTTGACTTCATCAAGTGTGAGATCAAGCTTGAGCGGGTTCATTGACTTTCCACGAAGTGGTCGCTTCATCCCATGAGTACATCTGCCCGTCGGTTGGCATCGCAACAGGTGCTTCCCACTGAGCATCAGCGTTCAGAATCCATGACGCAAAAGGTTTTGGTGCTACGAAAGCATCAATATCTGATCTGTAGGTGTAACCAATCCCGGCATAATTTTTTCTGATCTTGCCGTTGTAGGACGTTTGCTTCCAGGTGCCGCCGAAGAGACGTTCACAGAAAGCCGCGCCGATGTGTTCTTTCTCCACACCCGATGCGTCAGCAGTATCTTTGTTATCAATAACGACCACTTGGGTCACGACATTGTTTGCGTCAATCTGCGCGTAGTGAGCCATCTAAGCCTCCAGTTTCAGTCCAGTTAAATCCATTTCCTCGCCAACTGTACCTAGCGGGAAGGTGTTAAAACTCAAGCTAACCCGTACATCCTCACCCTCTACAGTCGGCACCATGTGCGTCAGGCTCGATGGGAAAAGAATCAATCGCCCTGTAACGGCTTCAAACCACCAAGACTCGCTGTTCCATGCGTTCCACTCTGCCGGGGGCAATTTAATCTGCTGCCAACCATCCCGATAAAAATAGATCTTGTCGTTAGGGTTGGTCTGAATGTAGAACACGCCTGATACAAAAGAGTTGGGATGTGCGTGTTTGTGGTGATACTGCCCCGGTTCGCTGTAGTTGACCCAGCTTTGCGTGAGTCTTAGCGTGACATCATGCTTTGGATTGGTTGTGGCTTTGAAATACTCAGCCACCGAATCTTCCATCCATGACCTAAGACTTGTCATTACAGGGCTTTTGAGGACAAAATTATTGGTACTTGTCCGGTTTCCCTGATTAGCACGTTGCTCAAGTTCCATGAGGAAAAACTTCTCTTCCTCGGTTAGCTCACGCCCAAGGTCAAAGAACCCAACGGGTTGTGCAAAGAGTCCGTGCAGGTTCATGCAGCCGCCTTGTTAAGCATTTCCATCCATTGGTTGTGTTCTTTGAGCTGTTCCTCGGTATAGATGGTGTTGATGGAGTCCTCAAAGGCTTTGATTTTCTCCATCGTGTCTTGCACTTCTTCCCATGTCGGACAGGGCC